ATCCAGATAAAGGTCCATCAGGTCACATCTATAAAGTTAAACCTGTTGGTCAAAAGCGCCATGATGAAGAGGCTATTCGTCGCCATCGCATTCCTGGAATCTCTTATCACTTTAGAGAGGCTGTTGTATTAAGCAAGCATGACCCAAATACTATGGAAGAGATAAAAGATTGAAAAACCTTGGACCACAATTTGATGAGGTTAATCCATATGATATAAACCCAAAGGATTGGAAAAGACATAAGGATGCAGAAAGTTTGATTGTTTATCATACCCATACACCTACCAAATCAAGAGTGTTTAATAATCTTACTGGAGTTTCCCGTTGGGAGATTCAAGGTGGAGGAGGACATGGAGAAATCCATGAGTCTTTAAAAGATGCTAAAGAATCAATCACCAAAAGGTATACGGATAAAAAATGAGCAGATTAACTAACTCTAAACAGTTTGGTGAGAACATGAGTGCTCACGATATTTTAGGCTCTGTTGAAATGGCGCCAGGAAAAGATTTGCATGAAGCCAGTGAAGCAGCGTGGGCATCTGGTTTGGGCGCAAGTATTAAAAAGAATTGGGTAACTCAGCCGCTTACTATTTGGCATGAAAAAGAACGGGCTAGACTAGCCGATGGACATCATCGTCTTGCAGTCGCCCATGATATTGACCCAGCAAGACCACTACCTGTTCGTCACCAGTACAGAGATTAAGGGAGTTATCTATGGCAGAAAAAGGAACAGCAGCCGCACTGATTGAGGTTGCAAGAAAAGAACTTGGCACTATTGAGGGGCCAAAAGATAATGAGACAAAGTATGGCGCATTTACTAAGGCAAACTTTTTGCCATGGTGCGGCTCATATGTAATGTGGTGCGCTGAACAAGCAGGAGTTAAAGTTCCTAACACAGTATCAACTGTGGCAGGGGCTGCAGCATTTAAAAAGATGGGCACATGGTTTGATGCAGATTGCGGACAATCACCACAGCCAGGAGATATCCTTTACTTTGATTTTCCAGGAGATGGCGTAGATAGAATCTCTCACGTAGGCATCTGCTCTGGCATTGATTCAGATGGAGTTGTTACAGCCCTTGAAGGAAACACATCTTCTAAGAAGTCAGGAAGCCAACGCAATGGTGGCGAGGTTTGTGAACAAACTCGTGGATACAAGGCTAATAAGAAAAAAATTATGGTTTCTATTGTTGGTTGGGGTCGTCCTAACTACAAAGGCAATGAGGTCAAGGCTAAAGTACCTGTTGCAGAGGCTCCAGCCTTCCCAGGACAGATTCGCCCAGGAGATAAGGGTGAAGCCGTCAAGATTGTACAAAAGGCCCTAGGATTGCTTGCAGACGGCGATTACGGTCCCGCAACAAAAAAGGCTGTGATTGGCTTCCAGGACAACCACGACGTGGTTGACTCAAACGGAATTGTCGGCCCTAAAACTTGGGCAGAACTGGTCAAATTCCTCTAAACGGACATTTTCTCTGGCCCTCCTAGGGTTGCCAATTTGGTATCCTAGGGGGGCCCTTCTATAAAGTAAGGATGTCATGACCACAATCATTGGAGTTGAGTTTAAGGATAAGTCTGTCTTGATTGCGGATAATCAAGTAACAGATGACAGTGGTCGCATTTATCGTCATCCACAAATGGCAAAGATTACACAACGTGGAGATTTCTTAATTGCTGGTTCTGGAGAAGTATCTCCTTGCGATATTGCACAGCACATTTGGAATCCGCCAAAGTTAACAGCCAAAGATGCCAAAGATGTTTACCACTTTATGATTTCTAAAGCCATGCCTTCTCTTAGAAAGTGTTTAGCCGAAAACGGGTATGATTTTAATGAAGACCATGACAAGTCTAAAGAAGGATTACGGTTTCAATTTTTAATTGCATGTGGTGGTGAATTATTTGATGTTGACCAAGATTTGGCTGTCATGAGAAGTATGGATGGGTTTTACGCAGTTGGCTCTGGAGCATCTTTTGCTCTTGGCGCTTTACATGCGGGAGTCAAACCTATGAAGGCTATGGAGATTGCGGCTAAATTAACTGCATTTACTTCAGGTCCGTATATGGAAATGGTTCAAGAAAAATAACTTCTGATAGGGTGGGCAAATGAGTAAAACACAAGATAAAAAATCTACACGAAAAATAGAGCACGCAGAGTTCCTTTGGAGTCAAGCCCAAATGAAAGCCGCTCTAATGCAGCAAATGTTAGACACTGCTATCTATGAAGTAGAAGAACATAAAGAAGAACTTCAAAAACAAGAGTCATGGCCTCTGATTGAGGCATCTATGAATGAACGTAAGAAAGATATAGAAACCTTTCTTATGGGAGAAAAAGACAAATACTTAAACAGAATTGGAGCAACTAGTGAATCAACAGATGTTTAATGCGCTTTTTGACTACTACAACAGCCTAACTGACCTACTGTTTAACCTGCTTGTGCTGTTTCTTTCCTTGTAATACCCCATAATTTGAAAGAGGGGGAAAAGAGATAGGCATGAAAGTAATGGCAAGTTTAAAAAATGTATTGATGCGTATTGTTGCAGTATTTGCAGCAAGCGGTCTTGGTGTTATTGGTGCTGGTGCAATTGCTGGTATTTCAACCATTAAGGCTGTTACAGTTGCTGGTCTTACTGCAGTTGCTGCCGTTGTTGAGAAGTTAGCCCGTGCTTTTATGGATGATGGAAAACTTACTCTTGATGAAATTAATGCAGCGTTTTCAACTGTTGATAAAGGCGCAAAGACTGTTGCAGATGTTGAAGTAGAAAACCGTCAAGCAGCAGATAAAGCAGCAAAGACTGCTCCTGCAAAAGAAGACGACCCTAACTACAACTAACTTTTGTTTTCGGTAGAGTAAAACCCTCCACCTTTAAACTGGAGACCAAAAGAAGAGTACACACGATTTAGAGCGTAACCACATGTTGGACAGTGATATACAGGTTCGGCATCATTTATGCCACGCTCTTTTTCGTAATCTACATCGCAGTTCATGCAAGCGTATTCATACTTAGGCATTTTCTAAAACATAATCCTTTACTGGAAATAAAGATTGAATAGGAATATATCTATTTCCCTTTCCGTCCTGAGTGTAATTCTTAATTGCATCTACAACAGGATATGCGCCTAACAAATGAATAAAGTTCTCACTTTCATCATCTACATAGCCAAGCACCGCAATCTTGTGTTCAGCATCAGTATTACGAATTGTTAACTCTCCTTTAGGGGAACGAGCACGTCTAACCTCAAATCTATCTCCTACATCGGCTTGACCTTTATTAGCATTGTGGTCTTTAAGATTCCAAGTCTCATTGTTCCATTCCACTCCGTAATACTTAGCAACAGCCAGTTCTACTAAACACCCTTTAATATCTCCAATAAAGTCAGAGTCATGGGCTACAAATCTATGGGTTGAAAACCTTTTTCCTGTAACTGGGTCTCTATGAGCAAATTGACGTCTGATTCCAGTTGTAAAAGCAAGAATCATTTCATCTTCGGTTAACTGCACTATTTCATTCTTCAATTGTGTAATCCGTATCTTCTAGGTCAAATCCATTTAAATACCGCCATCTCCAGTTACGGGTCCTTTCGGCTGTAACCTTACGGTGGCAATTAGAGCATCTTACCTCACCTTTTTCTAATTCCTCTTTAACACGCTCAATTTTCATAACATCTCTAATTGCTAAATTTAATCCAAATTCTTTATCTGTAATGTGGTCAAACTCTAAAACTGTTATATCTGTTTCCCCGCAATCTACGCAAGGATGGCTAGAGTAAAAATCGGCTAAAAACTCCCTAATAACTCTTTTACGTACTCTACGATTTATATAGATGTTTTCTAGTGTGGGAACACGATTTTCTGCATACACCTCTCTTTGATACTCGCTTTGACACGGTTTGCAATACGGCTGAGAGCCGCTTTTTCTTTTTTTGTTAAACTCGCTTAAAGGCTTATCTTCTTTGCAACGATTACAAGTTTTCATAGGTTCACCATACCGAGGAATTAGAAAGGGTGCAAAATAAGAACATGATGAACGTTAACCTCTCTAAAGTTCAACAGTCAACTCCTAGTATGACTAAAATTGGTGGTATGCCAATTAAAACTAACTTTGATGGACCTGCCCCAATTAAAGAGCCTAGTTCTCTTTCCAATTTGCAAGCGGCTAAACCAAGCATTAACGTTCCAAAGCCAGGATTTTTCTAGTGTTATCCGTCGACACTCGTCCCCAGATTAAGGTGACAGATAGGTGCGACAAATGCGGTGCTGCTGCAATGGTGCGAGCAACATTAGCAAGTGGAGAACTTTTCTTTTGCGGTCACCACGCAAGACAAGTTGCCACTCATCTAGTTTCAAAGTCTATTGAAGTTTATGACCCTGAAGGAGTTTTTAACTATGGCAAACAAGGATGACACTCCTTTAACCATGGTTGATTACTATAAACTGTGGCAACCTTTATCTTCACCACAGTTTTGGGGTAGAGGTATGTACGGAGCAGTAAAGCAAGATGTTGGGGCATACAATAAAGAGAATTTGGATAAAACATCATGAGTAATCTAAGTCATCAATTTGATGAGCAAAAAAGAATAGTAGAAGACCAACAACGACGTCGATATGCTCGTAAACGTGAGTGGGGTTATGTAGGAACTGGATTTTGGTTATGGAACTATCCAAACATGGTTGGAACCATTGGCGCTGGAACAATTACACAAACACAATCTGATGATTATAAAAACCCAGTTCAAGAACTAGGACAAAACACAGGACAAACTGCAGGTGATGCTACTGGTATGGGTGAAGGAGGAACAGCAACTGGTGATGCAGGTGGTTCACCAGCGTGAGTAATCAATTAAACCGTAAAATTTTAATGGTTAATCAACGTACAGGAATTAAACAAGAGTTTAAATATGTTGAACCAACAATTAAAAGTATAACTAAACCTTCTATACTTGCTTGGGCTAGTCGCGGTAAAGGTGTACAAGGAGAAAGTTACAACTCTTCTGACGCTAATGGATTTAAACAAATAATTAACAGACGCAGAAAGCCAATGTAACTGCTACAATAAGAAAAACACTTCTAGTATTCCGAGGGGAATAATTGAAATCACTGCGTCCATTCGCAGCACTATCTGGAATCTTAAAACGTATTTATTTTATTTTAGGAGCAAGTTTTATTTTTTTGTTTCTTTCTATGTCATCTTCATTTGCTGATGACCCATTGCCACCCACTGATATAGTGGTTACATCTCCAGCACCTTCTGTTACAGTAATAGTAACTAATGCAGGAGATGATTCTTCGTATCAAATTCCTATAACTGTTCCAGTACTTTTTGATGGAGTTCAATACTCAAATATTTACGCAACAACAAACTCTGTAATTACTTTTGGAAGACCTGATGGAACATATTGGGATTACCCACAGACTCCATCCATTTCAATTGAATCTCGTGACTGGTGGGCATTACCAAATCAAATGCCAGATACTCATTTTATTATTAGTGTTAGTGATGGAGGGTTTCAAGTAGATGGTGCATATAGACCATTTGGAACCATGACTGGTGCTGTTACAAGCATTGTTGTTACTGCACAGATTCAAACTAATGGCACAGTTGCTTATACTTACAATGTTGATGGTCCTTTGTATGGCGGAGAAAGAACTGGTGCTCGTTTAAACAATGGCACTGTTGTTCCTTTAGAACAAGCAAATATTATTCAAGTAGAAGCGCCTGTTGAGTTGGCACCTGTACCAACTCCTACACCTACGCCTACTCCTACTCCAGAGCCAACACCTACGCCAACACCTACGCCAACACCTACGCCAACACCTACGCCCACCCCTTCTCCAGAACCTCAACCCGTTCCTCAACCAACACCAAATCCTGAGCCTCAACCAACGCCGCAGCCAACCCCAATACCTTTACCTGTTCCTGAGCCAACACCTTTACCTGTTCCTGAAGTTCCTCAAGACGTACAACCAATTGACGTAACTCCTGATGATTCATCAACTATTGACCTTGGTACAGAAGAACAGCAACAAACCACAAACCCATCACAAGAAGACACAGACAATACAGAAACCGACGGAACTGACGTGGTTGATTCTGAGACAGATACATCAACAGACCAAGAACAAGAGACACCAACCCAAGAGCAAGAAAATCAGTCAGAAGAATCACAAACACCTCCAGTAGATGAGACTCCAACTGTAGCAGATGTTGTGGACAATGCTATGGAAGACGGTGTTTTAACTGATGCTGAAAAAGAAGCGGTTGTAGATGCTTTGCTTGAAAATGCTGATGGTGAAACAATAACAGCAGAAGCAATTGCAGAGGCTGGATTAGAGTATTCAGACCTTCCACCAGAAACACCTGTTGAGGTTCGCAAAGATGAAAACGGAAATGAAGTTATAATTACCGCAGAAATAGCAGCAGCATTACAGGTATTGGAATCTCCTTCGGAATTAATTAGCGCAATATTTGATAACCCTGGTCAAGTTCTTCTTGCATTGGGAAGTATTGGTGCAGACATGTCGCCAGAAGAACGT